ATGACTGATGCTGTGAAGCCCGCGACCGATGGCGTCTTTATTTCTCGCGAACTGCTGGCGTTCCTATGCGGCGATGGTCCGCTTGATGGACATTATTTCGGCGAGAAGCCGGATCATGAGCGCGGCAATTTCTGGTGGCGCAAGGCTCTGCGCGCCGCTGAAAACGCCGCCCTTGAGCAGGCCGGGGAGCCGGTGGTCGATGTCTGTCCCGAATGTGGAGGTTCTGGAGAGATTTTCTCCCACGCCGACGATTGCTGGAGCGATGACTGTGCGTTGGCACTGGGTATCGATGACTGCGATGGCCAGGTTTTGCCTTGCTCGTGCGCCGAACCCCCACTCCCCACCCTCCAGCGTCTCGGCCAAGAGTTCGACGCGGGGGAGACTGAGCCGGTCGCGGACGCTGGCGGGGTGACGGAAGACGATGTGATCGGTCTGATAAACATCGTCACCGATCTTGCCGAGGTGGACGCGCTCGATAAGGCTTATCCCGAAGTGTGGGGCAGGCTTGACGCTATGGTCAATCACGCCGTCGCCGCTGCAACCGCCGGGATGCCGACCATCTGGGAAGACCCGGCCGGCAAGGGCTATCCATGCTTTGAGCGGCCGATGACGCCAGCGGAGGCGAGGGCGACGATTGACCGCTATGGGCGCGAGATTGCGCGGATGCGGGAGGCGCTGACAGCCATCGCTGAACAGCAAGAACATGAAATAGCGCTAGACCCGGATTGGCCGCGACGCATCGCCCGAGCCGCCCTCTCCGAAGCGCGGGAGGCGGGGGATTCCCTTGCCGCCGGGGATAGGGTATAAGAAATTGTCGCTTTGGATTGGGGGATCCCGGTCGGCGGCAGGGTGACGTGGCGGCTTCGGCAGCAAAGGAGTAGGCGTTCGGAGGTCGCAAGCCAGCCGGACGGACGAAACGGCCCAGCTATCCACCGCTTGCGAGGTACAGGATCGCCGCGTCACCCGACTATTCGGAATTCCCGAAAGGTTCGCGTCTGCCGCTGGTGTCGCGATGAGGATCGCCGGCAGCATCACCACCTTTCCGCCGCCTGACCACATCGGCCAGGATATCCGGCCCATATTCCTCGGCCGCCGGCTTCACGACCTTCTTGAGGGCGAAGCGCGCGATCGAGAGGATGGCTTTGCCGAGGCTCATCCGCGGATGCCCTTCCAGACGACGGTTGCCACGATGGCGATGGCTCCGATCACCGTTGCGGCGCCCATGAAGAAGCCAGCGGAGAAGATCATGGCTGCGGATCCTCAGGTGCAGCGGCGGGCGGGATCTTGGCGATCAACTGTTCACTGACAGCCTCGCTGTTGTCCCGAGCCTTGAAGGTTCCGATCACGCCAATCAGACCCGTAACGGCCGCACCGATGAAGCCGAGCGCGGCGACGATCTGAGGCAGGTGCGTGTCTGGGTCCACGACGACGCAGATGATTGCTGCAACGATGGTCATGATGACGATCGCGGCCAGGGTCGCGAGATAGGACAGCACGTTGTGTCGATTGTTCATGCCGCAATCCTCGCCAGCCAGCCAAACAGAAACGCCTCATTCGCAGCCCGGCCCTCGCACAGGGACAGATAGCGCTCACCCTGGAGAGCATTGAGCAGCAGCAGCAGCCGGCGCTCACCTTCTGCGCCGCGCTTCTTCAGGAAAGTGGTCAGAGCGTCACGCGTCTTCTGCCCGGCCGATCCGTCAACCAGCAGGTCGGCATAGTCCTTGCCCTGATTGTTCAGCCCGTTGAGCGCGCGCTGGAGGAATTGCGCCGCCACCTTCGGCCCCATGTTGACGCCGGTGTCGACAAGCTCCGCGCCGATCGATGGCGAGATAGCCGCGATCTTGTCGAAGCCAGGTGCCTCCACATATTGCTTCACATAGACGCCGCGCGCGAAATCGCGGGTCATCGCCTTCATCGGCCCGGTGAAGCCATTGGCGCGGGCGGTGGCGATCGTGATGCCGAAGTTGGTTTCGCCGCCAGCGTCTCGCGGGTCGTTCACATAACCACCCTCGTTCGCCAGCACTTCTTCGATGATTGCGTTGATGGTCGCCATCATTCATCTCCCTTCCGCGGCGCCGGCTTGCGCTTGAACCCGCGCAACGGCTGCCCGATCGTGTCGACTGTGGGTAGGGACACGGCCATTTGGGTGCCTCCGACCACAGTTCTGCATGCATTGGTCAGTTGGTGGGCCTTGAGCCGCACCGACCGGATCGCCTCGATCGCCTCTTCTGTCCGGTTCATCGCTCGCTCCTTTGGGCGAGGTGCTGGATCGTGACGGTCAGCGCGGCGAGGGACGCGGCCAGCGCCTTATCCGCCTCGGTGCGCTCCTTCTGAATTTTATCGCGCTCGTCATCCTTCCGAGACTTGTCCCAGATCAGATAGGCTATCATCAGCCCCAAAGGGCCGAACTGCCCGAGCAGCGTGAACATCTCAGGGGCCATAGGCGCCCCGGCCCATCACACTTCCCCCCGCCGCTTGATCCAAGCCAGCACGTCGAACTTGTCAGCCGCCTTGAGCGCGCCTTGGGCAAAGGACAGCCCGACCAGCCCAAGCGCAGCGCCGATCGCGCCCGCATATTCAGGGTCCATGCTCCACCACTTCATGATCGCCGGCGTCCCGTAGAAGCCGCAGGTCACGCATCCAGCCAGCAGCCAGACAGTCTTCATCAAATTCTCGGCAGGCTTGAACAGCAGGCGGACTATCCCGCCCGCCAGCGATGCGACCGCTATCTTGATGCTCGCCACCAGTCCCGGATCAAGGTCCATTTAACGACCCCCGTCGCGATGCATGTGCAGACGATCACGCCTGCCCCGGAAACGATCAAGGAAATGAGCCACCCCATACCAGCCACCCCCGGCGGTCACGCACTGCAGCACGAAGCCAGCGTTGAGGATGAAGGCATAGACCCACCACGTTCCGCGGCCTTGGGAGACTGAATAGCCCCAATGGCAGCACAGGAGCGCGATGGAGATCAGGCCCACGACCTGCGCGCGGCGATCACGCTGTTCTGTCCATATCGCAAGGGCCACGATCGCGACCATGATATCGATCACGGATAGGGCCGCCGGGGTGTAGCTATGCCGCAAGACGCCGCCCCAGATCATCGCCGTGCAGAGCGCGGAGAGACCCCACGCCACCCCGAGAATCGCGGACAGCAGGTCATGCTGCGCCTGATAGGCTGTGCGGGCCAGGATGCCCGTTGCAGCGAGGATGGCGAGGTCCAGCAGCATCAGTCTTCCTTGGGCGGCGTCTTCGGCGCGACGGCGGCGGTCATCGCTTCGCTGTCATGGCCATAGGTCGCTTTGAAGTCGATCGCGGCGGCCTGCAGGGTCGCGTGAAGGGCCACGGCGGCCTTCCGCGCCTTGCGGGTCAGCCGCTCGACTTCCTCGATGCCGGCGGTGATCGTGGCGATGTGTTCGTCTGCGGTCATTTTGGTGTCCTTTCTGATCAGACCAGCTCGATGCCGCGACGCTCAGCGATGATCCGGGCGCGGGTATAGATGTCCACGATCTCGTCCTGCGCCAGAGTCCGCTGAGCGGTGAAGAACCTGGCGCAGTTGATCGCCATCAGGTCATAGTTGGTCGTGGTCAGGCCGGGGTTGCCGATTGCCACATTGCGCGCCGGGGTGGCGGGGATCTTCGTCCCGGTGCCGCTGGCGAGATGGGCGCCGTCCTGGGTGATGATGTAGAAGTTGTGCCGACTGGTCCCGGCGACCTGATCCACCCATTCATTGGTGACCACGAAGAAGAACCACTTGCCGTTCGTGATGCCCATGGCACTGACGACGCCAGCAGTGAACTGGATGTCAGCGACATTGCGGACGCCGAGCGTGATCGAGCCGGTGGGCCGCTTATAGACCAACTCGCCGCCGGTGGCCGATCCCTCGGCAGCGCTGCCACCATACATCTGCAGCGCGTTGGCGACGCCATCCTGCCACTGAAACGCGCCGCCCCAGCTCATGCCGATCATGTCGGGCAGGTTGGTCCGCAGCCCGTTATAGCCGACCGGAATCGACAGATACTTGCCCAGCACTTCGTCCTTGACGAGATTGATGGTCTTGCCAGTCGTGTTGAGGAGGGCCGAACGATAGGTCAGGCGCGATCGGAACGAAGTGGCCGCATCCAGATCGAAGCTGTAATCCTCCAACAGATCCGGCTCGATGAACTCGGGCACCTCAGTGCCGGCCGCGATTAGCTCTTCATAGGTGAAGATCGGAACGCCGCCCTTGACCTGCGGCAGAATCTGGGTGGACATTTCTACGGCTCCTACAAAGCGAGGGTCTGGTGAACCGCCCAATTCCAGAGCGGGCGGGAAAGATAGCGGCTGACATCGGTAGCACTGTCGCGCAGGTTGCCGCGCACGATGCCGGCAGCGGTGCGGGGGCTGGGCTGAAGGCTGAACGCATAGTCGACATGCTCGCCCGACCCGCTTGGCGTCGATGCGAGGGCCAGGGTGACCTGCGCCGGTCCCGTGATCGTCGCGCTGTTAATCACGATCTCGCCGACGCTGTCGAAGAAGCGGAAGCCCTTCACGTCCCGCTCGGTCACTGTTGTGGTGTCGAACACCAGTGGCGGGGCCGGCACCTCATAGTTGATGACCACACTGTTGCCGGTGCGAACGGCCGACAGCATCTGCACGATCTTGGACTTGCCGGCCGCCGACCAGAGCGCTTGCGTCCAGGCGCGCTCCATCTGCTCCCCAACCCAGAAATAGAACGGCCCCGTCCCATGAACGAAATCAGTGTAATAGGCGTCACCGAACGGATAATCGGGGCCGGCGAGATGGTGGAACGGGCTGCTGTTGTGCGCGGCGAGCATCGCCTTCACCGACGCGAAGCGGTCGCCGACAGAGGTGACCATGGACGAAGGCATGCCCATGATGAAATGGACGTCCGCCTGCTGACCAGTGATCGCCTTCACATCGGCGTCGATGTCGCTTTGCCACTGGATCAGGTTGGCGAGATAGAGCGTGTTGGCGCTATCGGACTCTCCATGCTTGTGCAGGCAGCCGTCGACGATGATTTTCCAGCCCTGGGCTTCGGCGAGTGCCTTCGCCTTCGCCAGAGCGGCAAGCATGTTGGAATAGGTTTGCGAGCCCTTTTTCAGGCCCTCGTAATCAGTGCCGCCCATCGCAGCCGTGAAGGACAGCGAGCGGAACCGTGCGCCGATATCGCGCGCGCGCTGCGCCAGTCCATTGGCCATCGATTCCATCGCCGTCTGACCACGCGATCCGGAACCCTGTCCGACCTTGGCGATAAGCGGCGTGAAGCCGATCAGGTCGGCGGGGTCGAGCGGCGTCACCGTCCCGCCATCCTGCGTCACCAGCCCCATGCGCACATCCGAAAGGCCGTCGTCGCGCAGGAACATCAGCGCGTCCTCGGGCCAGACCGGGACCACGCTGATCATGGTCGACGCGGACGCCGCGCCCACGGCCAGCGACTGGCCGAGCATGATGATGACATGCAGGACGCTGCCGGCATCCGGGACCAGCAGATCGGAGCCAGGAGCGACCGCCACAGACCGGTTCGGGCCGATCGCCGGCCAGTCGATCACCGCGCGAGCATGCCCAGCCGCGCCGGGCGCGATCGCGATGACATCGTAGGGATCGAGCGCGGTGATCGCCTCATCGGTCGCGCCGACCGCGCGCACGGTCCCGCCATCGAGATAGGGGATCATGCCGCCGGCAGTCGCCTCGGTCGAAGCCGTGTTGCCGCCGCTGCTGGCCGGGTAGGGCGATCCGTCGTCCAGGAACATGCCGGAATAGGGGACGAAATCGAAGCTGATCAGGTAGGGCCGGAACGGGCGGCCCTGAAAGGTCGTCTCCGGCAGCGGCGAAGGATATTGCGCGCCATTGTCCAGGAATGTGCCGCGGATCGGCGCCAGATTGAAATCCAGCAGATCGGCACGGAAGGGGCGGCCCATGAAGGTCGTGTCAGGCAGAGGCGAGGGATAGAATGCGCCCGTGTCGAGGAAGCGCCCCTCCAGCATGACGAGATCGAAGCTGACCTTGGTCGGACGGAAGGGGCGGCCCTGAAACGATGTGTCGGGGAAGATCGTATCGGTGTCGGGGCTGCTGCTGAAGGTGTAGGGCAAGCCGGTGTCGGCCCATTCCGCGCGAACCGGCACAAGATCGAAGCTCAGTGCGGTGATGTTGACCCAGCGAATGCCACGGCGGATTTGCGGCAGGGTGGTGGTCGTGTAGACGCGCGCGCCAACTGCGGCGACATCCTTGTCGGTCAGGTCCACGCGGTCGTTCGTGTTGCGCACGAAGTTTCCGGTCGGGAGATCGGTGACGGGCACCGCAACCCCGCCAGTCTTGGTCGCGACTTCGACCGTCAGAAGATCCGCGCCGAGGTAGCGGAATTGCTGCCCTTCTGCCGTCAGCGCAAGGCCGGTGGCGAGATCGGGGTGAATTGGCCCCTGTGCAACCGCAGCCGTGGCCGATGCATCGGCTTGGTCGCGGGCTGTTTCCGTTGCCTGGCGATCGAGGGCGGTGAGGATTGCGGATTCCTGCGCCTCGCGCATCGCTGCATCGGCCTGTTCGGCGAACGGTCGCGCAGCCTCAGCCCCCGCAATCGCCCCCGCCTCGGTCCCCTTGGCCTCGAGATATTCGACCATCGCCGGAACGGTCGGCTGATCGATGTAAGGCTGGCCCGTCGTCGGGTCGTCCTCCTCGGCCATGCCTACCCATGCGGATTTGCCGCGGGGGCCTATGACGAGGTTGAGATAGCTTTCGCTGCCAGCCCACTGGATGAAGACGGTCATGCAGCCCTCCGCGTGACAGCCTCGGTCAGTTGGAAGGTTGCAGGCGGCCCGATTGTTACCTCGCCAGCGACAGTCAGCCGGAGGTCGATCACATAGAAGCCGAGAGAAAAATCATCAGTCGCTGGGGCGGTGGCAATCCATCCGGCGTCATCGCTGCGCACCTCGACCAGACAGGGGCCGACGAGCAACATATCTGCGGTGATGGTTTCAGGCTTCTCGCTGCCAGCAAAGCGAAGGTCCGCTTCAACCAATTCGATATCGGCGGGCTTCTCACCCTCGGTCGCGCTGAAGTTGAGCGCGAAGCGCACAAGGGAGCCGCGCGAATAGCTGCCGAGCAGCTCGATCATGCCGCCACCTCTGACGAAATGAAGGCGCGGAAAAGTGCGTCACGAAGAATTTTGATTGCGCCCACATCGCACCTTTTGAACGAATGTGTCTTTCACATATCAAGATGCGCAATCTTAAACAAGTTCGTTGGAATAATCGGAAAGTCAGGATCGCATTTTGTTACGCGATCCTGTCGATTTGGGCGAGCGTTGGCCGGTTCAGGTTGGTCGGGACGGCAGAGTGGCCGGACGAAACAGTCATTGCGGCGTCCTGCGTCGTGCCATTGTCGAAGGTATAGCGGACGGTGATCGTGCCATCCGCGACGTGACGGTTGGTTGCCCAATCGAGGTCGAGAGCGTCGGCGCTGCGCGAGACTGCCGCCGAGGTGGTCGGGATGCGAGAGGTCGCCCGGCTGCCGATCTCATGCTGGAAATGGGTGATGTCGAGCGCACTGGCGCCGTCGCCGGTGTAGCTGATGGCATTTGTGTTGCCGACGTTGTGGAGGCGGACAGCGGCCGATGTGGAGGCACTTGCCGTTGCAGTGGCGGTGATGCGGCAGCGCCAGCCATCCGCGCCGAGATTTTCCATCCCGGCGGCGGCGCCCGAGGACACATAGGTCACCGTGCCAGTCGCCAGGTCGAATTTCGCCACCAGCGTTGCGCCGAATGCCGTCGACGGCCAACCAAGCACCAGATAGCGCTTGCCGCTCCCCGCAACCTCCTTGGCGATGGCGCTCAGGGTATAGGTGTTGCCAGATGTGATCGACACCGACTGCGTGAGCGAATGCTGGCCGGTGGAGGTATCTTCCACGAACCGCGTCGCGGTGGAGCCGGCAGCGCGCCCGGTCTTGGTCCAAGCCGCGTTGCTCATATCCTGGCTGTAGAGCAGGACGTTGGTTGCTGCTGGCTCAAGCAGAATGCCGCCCATCTTCCACGAGCTGGTGGCGGTGTCGTAGAAATAATTGAACCGCGCTGCGTCGACGGCCGCGATCGTCAGGGCGCCGGCGCTATTGCGATAGGTCGCAGTGCTGGACCGGGTAAGGCTCGCGCCAGTATCCAGCGTCACCGCCGTGAAGTCGAAGCCGCCGACATTGACCGCAAGAGGGCCGGTCGCGGGGGAGGCTGTGTCATTGGCATTGTAAGCGACCGCCCAATAATAGCGGAAGCCCGCCTCAATGCCGGTATCGCCCACCTGCCAGACCTTGCCAGGATAGTCGCGAAGCTGCGGTGTCAGGGGCACTGCATCGGAGAAATCTGGGGTGTCGCTGACGAAGAACACCATATAGTCGAGCAACAGGCTCATCGGCGCCCTGGCGCTGATCAGGACGCTATCGATCAGCAGGCTGTCAAGCTGCAGATCTGTCGGCTGCGGGACCGGGCTTTCCGGCGATATCGTGTCATATTCCCACGCCGGACCAGCGCCGGACGTGACGACATAGCGATAACGCACCGTGTAGTTCGCGCCGTCCTGCACCGGGCCGCTAACCGCCGTGGTGACATTGACGGTCATCGGCACCCACGGATCGCTGTCGCCCCCGGTGATTTCGGATGTCAGGATATATTCGGCAACATAGGTCGCGTCCTCACGCGGCAGGGCCGGGAAGTCGATCTTGATTGTGCCATCGGAGAAATAGACATTCTCGCCGGTGATCGCGGGGAAGGAAACAGACCCGCCCGAGCCATCCACAACCGGCTTGGGTTGCTCTTCGCCGGGAAGCAATGTCCAGCGCGATGCAGTGATCGGAACGGCGCCAAAGCCGGTCAGAATGCCAGTCCCATCCAACTCAACCGGCGTGGCGATCTCATAGTCGCCGGCGAACGTGTTGTCATAGTTGATCGTGACGATGCGCTCCTGCCGAGCCTGAAGGCCGCGCAGGTTCACGGTCGGTCCGATCTTGTGGCGCGGCTGCGAGCGCATGCCGATGCCCTTTGCCAGACGCATCGCCTGATTGTGGTTCTGGCATGCCAGCGCATCGACAGTCAGGAATTTCGGCGTCGTGAGCGGATCATAATAAAGCGGATTCAGCCAGGCGGCGCTGGGCTGCGATGTGAAGTTCGCATCAGGGTCGATATAGTTGACGATGACGCCCTGCGTCTCACTCTCACCGTCCTGCGCTTCGACCGAAGACATCGCCATGATATCGCGGTTTCGCGAGAAGGAGAGGGTCGGGTCATACCAGTGGCCAACCCGCACCCATGACTTGCCAGTCTCGTCAAAGACGATCTGGCCGTCGCAGGCCATCAGGATCTCCTTTTCGGCATCGACACGCCGCTTGCTGTCTGCGAAGGACACGCCCGCCTCATAGCGCTTCTGGACGCTTTCTATGCCCGTCACGGCCTGATCGCAGATATCAGCCTGTTCGCCGATCTTCTGCCAATTGATCGAGCTTTCCGGCTTGCTGCGGCCGAAAGGATGCGTGCGCCACCAGGCCCAGATCAGCGCGGCGTTGCGGGTTGGCTTGTAAGTCGTGCGGACGCCAAGGGTCTGCGTCGGGTCGCGCGGGTCGTAGACGTTGGCCCAATCGCCAGCGATGCTGACGGCAGGCTCGCCAAGCCCGAATGGACCGCGCCAGCGGTAGATCTTGTAGCGATGCTCCAGATCGAGCGCGTCCATGCAGATGACGCTGAATGTGGTTCCGACCAACTTATGATCGGCCGTCCATTTCGATCCCAATGCTGCGTCGATTGCGGCGATGCGCGGCGGGACCGGATCGGTTTCGGAATAGCTCGTCGTCCAGATGCGGATATAGCCGCGCCCTTGGCCATCAGCTTCCGCAGGGTCTTTCGCCTTGTTCGTCTTGAGGCGGAATTCCTTCTGATAGACATAGCCGGAGCCGTCGAGCGTCACCGGTTCGTCATCCAGGAAATATTGGAAGGGCAGGCCGGTGTGCAGGATTTCGTCGCTGTGGACGATGATATACCAGAAGCGCCCCTGACTATCGAACTCGCCGAACATCGCGCCACCGCCGGAACGCGCCCGGCCAGCGTTCAGCCAGCGCGGCGGATCGGAAATGCGAACGTTGACTTTGCCCGCTTCCATTTTTGGCCCACGTGCCGAGCCATATAGAGCTGACTGGATCACATAAGTCCCGGCGGCAATGATCAATGTTCCGATAACCGAACCAAGAAAATTTGCCGCAGCGCCGGTTACCCCGAGAGCAGAGATAAGCTGCGGGGCAAATTGTGGAGCGAAATAGATCAGCGCTGCGATAGCAACGAGCGCCACCAGCTTCTTAACGAACCCCACGCCACACCCCCTGCCATTTCACGAACTTAAGCGGCACCTCGACCACCCCGCGCTCAAGCCTCACGGCGACCCGATCGCCGGTGCAAAGGGCCGGGATCGGATAGTCGGTTTCAGCTTGGAGGCCGATGAAGTCGCCGCGCTGCGGGGCGTCGGCCACCGATGTGCCGCCCACGATTTCCATGGCCCGGCCCATGCCGCCCAGTTCGGATAGAACCTCCATTGCCGATTCACTGTCTGCATAGGTTCCGGCAAACCACGGCATGGCATCACGCACACCGATCCGCACGAAATAGGCGGCTGCCGAGAGAACGCAGTCGTTGACGCCATATTCATGGGGATGCCGGCGCCATTCACGCAGTGTCTCGTCCACAGCGTCCATTACGGCACCTGATATGTGCGGTTGGCGAGCAGGGCGAGATATTCGGATCCGCGATCGACAGAGACGCCGAGCTGGGCCGCGCGGCGCTTCTGCATCGTATCGGCATAAGTCCGATCTGGCGTCTCGCTGCGGCCGTGGTTATTGTCCTTGGCCGTGATGGTCGCGGCGTAGACCTTGACGATCGTGCCAGATGATGACCGCTCGATCGTCTCGGAGAATTTCGGCGAGAACATCGTCATCTCCTTGTAGAAGGAGACAGGCGTTCCAGGGCGCAGACCTTCGCCCTCGATAAACAGGACGAGATAGCAGGTCAGTGCGCGGCCGAAGACCTTATCCTGTTCGGATTTCAGCCCTTCGTAAAGCTCCAGCACCTCGTCCTCGTGTCCGGGTGTGGACGGGATGTTGAACGAGAAATTATAGGATGCGCTGGTGCCGTCGCGACCGTCCTGAAGCGATGGGGTCTTATGGATATTGTTGCCATTGGCATCGATCGTGCCCCACCATTCATTGCCGTCGCTATCGATGAAATTGCCTTGCCCGTCCCACAGGCGGACCGGCTCATCCTTGAAGTCGTAGAACCAGCACTTGCGGACCATCGCCACGATGTCCGTCACATCGTCGGCGGCGCCCATTATCTCATCGATCAGGTCGTAGAAGACGCTCAAACGATCGCCTCCTGCATAATGACCTTGCCCGGCTTCACATGGCCCATATTGTTGAACAGCGACCGGACATCAGCGCCATTGCTGATCCGCCCGGTGAACCAGGGACGCAGCAGGCAGTCGTCGTTGACCGCAATGTCACGGCGCACAGGGGGTGATACAGTCGCGGTGGCGACGTTGCCGACATAGTTGATCTCGTCCACCATATAGGTGTCGAAGGCATGCCCAATGACATGACCCGGTTTCACGATAGGGCCGACGCCGGTCAGATCGAACTTAACCTCGGTCGAACCTTTGAGCGCCACAGCGGTGAACGTCGCGTCGAAGTCCCCGGTCCAGTCCTCGCCAATGCGCTTGGCACGGTTGCGGCTATAGGCAACCTGAGGGGTGGCTGAGAGGCGGATGCGGAATATCTGACCACCGATCTTCGACATGATCCACGAAGCCGATGGATCATCCCACTGCGTGTCGGAGACGCCGATCTCCATTTCCAGCGTCCCGAAGCCCCCCGGCTCAGGCGTGATGAACTGCGCGCCGCCTGCGGTCAGGCCACCGTCATAGCCAGCGCCGGGCGCGTGGAATAGCTGGCTTTCGATCCAGAACGCGGGGAACTGATAGATGGTGGTCACGATGCGAATGCTCCATCAGTGTCGAGTTGCTGGAGCAGCGATTGCAGGTCGCGCTTGACCTGATTGTAAGCGGCCTCGCTCGCCTGGCGGTTCATCGCCACGATACTGTCCACCCCGATCGCGCCTTCGAAGTTGTTATAATTGTTGTAGTTCAACTCGATCTTGCGGCCGCCGCCGCCATGGGCTTGGACCCCAAGAGCGCCGTTAGCTCCCCGCTTGAGAGGCATGATAGCCTCGGGGCCGGCCTCGCCCATCTCACCCAAGGCCGCGCCATTGGCGAAGCGGAACAGCGTGGGGGTGTTGACGATGCTATTGGTGAAGGCGCCGCCGTTGGCGAAGCGCTGGGCAGAGCCGTAGACGCCTCCGAGCGCATTCTTGAAAGCGCCGGATATCGCGTTCTGATTGACCACGATTCCGCTGCCCGAACTGCTTGAGCCAAGGCCAAGACTGCTCATCAAACTACCGAACAGACCGCCGCCACCTGAGAACATGCTGTCGAGAAAGCTGTTCAGCGTCTTGTCGAGCAGCTTGTCGATGATGCGGTTGAGGCTGTTGACCACGCTATCAGCGAAGGTCTTGAAGATGTTGCCACCCTCGCGAATGCCATTGATCCATTCAGACAGGAATCCGCGCGTCACTTCGCGCGCCGCGAGCATCCCTTGATATAGCCGCGTCACTGCTGTCTCGACCGGCTGAATGGCATCGACCTTAGGCAAGTCATTCGCCGTCAAATCCCAGACCGGGTTTGCGACGATCGGCACATCCGGCGACCAGATCGCCTTTTCTGCCGCCTTCTTCGCGGCGTCGCTAGCCGTCGATTCTTTTGCCTTCTTGGCAGCTTCAGCGCCGATCGAGCCGGCCAGCCCGCGCAGCTTATCCTGCGCCCATTTTGTGGCATCGCTGATGGCCCCGCCGATCGCACCGATATAGTCGGTCGAGAGATCCTTTTGGAGTTGCGAGTTGCGCGCGCCGACTGCTGCGGTGAGTCCCTGGGCGGCAGCGTTTGCCATTTGGGCGAGTTGGGGGGCGCTGACACTGCTGATTGGGGCGATGCCTAGCTTGTCCAAGCCCTTATTCGCGAGGGCGATCAGCGAATTGATCCCTGCCGTCCCTTTTTCAAGCAGCCAGTTGATGGAGCGGATCACCGCGTTGGTGGCGCCGATTGCCGCAGCACCGATGATCGCTGGGAAATTGTTCCAGACGAACTGGATGTCGTGGAATGCGCCGACGAAGGAGCCGATGATATAGTTGGCCGCCTTCTTCACGACCGTCAGCACGTTGAAGCCGAGGATCTTGGTCAGGTCATCATTGAAGGCCCATATCGCTGCTACCGCTAGGCCAACGGCAATCACGAATGCAGCGAATGGATTGGCGATCGAGAAGGCAATCATGGCCTGCGTGGCGGCGACCACTGCGTTGACCAGCCCGACGCCGATATAGCTGATCGTGGTGAGGATGGCCGACAAGATTTGAGGGGCGAAAGCAAGGGCGAGAACGGCACCCATATAGGCGATGGCCGTCGCGACCTGCGGCAGGATATCAGCCAGACCGTTGAGCGCCTTTTGCGCCAAATTCGACCAATCGACCATCTGGATCAGCGCGGCGATTCCTGCGACAAGGCCAATCGTCATCAACGCTTGCGCGCTGGCGATCTGCATAAACGCCGCGGTCAGAACCTTCGCCATAGACCCGCCGGATTGGGCGAACACGGCCGAAAGCTGCGTGCCCTGCTGCAGGCCGATAATCAGAGGGTTCATGCCCATGGCGGCCGTGACGCCGATATCCTGGAACTGCGCTGCGATGTTGCCTGTGTTGGCTTGCAGGGCGCCGGCGCTTGCAGTCGCGGTCCTTGTGAGCCTTTCGACGCCAGACGACGCTTGGGTTGCGGCTGAGGAGATTGATGCTAGGTGCTTCTGATATGCGACCACATGCGCATCGGCCTGCTGTGTCGCCAATCCACCTGATGATACGTGATTTTGCCACGCCAGAACATGCGCATTTGCATCACGCTGCGTTTGAGCCAATTTCGCAAGGTGCTGGGTGTAGGCGATGACATGGCTATCCGCGACGGCCACGGCAGCGCTTGTCTTGCCCATCCCCGCAGTCATGTTGTCGTTCGCGGCAGTCGCAGCGCGCTCGGCATTCGCGAGCTTTTCCACCGTGCTGATAAGGGACGACATCTTGCTATCGATCGACTGCACCGACGCTACGAGCTTGGCGATCGAGCCGGACTGATTGCCAAAGTTGACCTTGGCAGCCGATGCTGCCGCGCGATCTGACGCCTTGGAAAATCGCTCAAGGTCATTGGCAGCCTGGACAACCTTGCTGCTGTCCACATTCATGGAAAGGGCGGCAACGTCCATTACCGCCCCCGTCGCCCGGCGGTGGCGGCCCGGAACGCTTCGCGAGGCGACATTGCGTCAGCCGGAGGGGCGGGGGACTGGCCTGCGCTATTAGCTTTCATCAGATAGACCTCGTCCATTTCCCGGATGCAGTGTTCAAACATGTCCGCATCCTCGTAATCCCAGCCCTGCGTGTGTCGGTCTATGGCGCTGGCCGGAATGGGGCCGACGCCGAAGCCAACCTGACGTTCGGTGGAGAGCAGCCAGAAATCGGCATACCATCCACCGAAGCCGTCTATGATCTCGGGCGGTTCCAACGCCTCAGGGATGGCGCCATCCTCGCCCGCCGCCTTCCTTGCCGCCCTGTGCGCCTCGCCATTGTCGAGCCACCAGAGCAGCGCTGCGGTCAGTTTCCCGCCGCTTCCCCGGCCTGCTTGTTGATCCGATCAGCGACCTGATCGCCGGCCCACTCGACGCCGCGCCGGAACTTGGCGCCGATTCCGAAGTCGTCTTCAGCAGTGAGGATCGCGATCGCCTTTTCCTTGCTGAACGGCAGCGGCTTTCCGTTCTCGGTCAGGCCCTTCCAGTCGATCAGGATATGCTCGGCCAGAGGCTTTCCGGTCGCGATGTTGAAATCGTTCAGGCCATCGTCGGTGTTGAGGCGCTTGCCGCTGCGACGCGCCAGGCCGGCGGTTGCAACGCGGAACGGCTTGTAATTGGTCGAGCGGACCTTGAACTCGATCCCTTCCATGTCGGGGATGTCGCCGATCCATTCACCCGCGCTCAGGTCTGCCGTCTTTTCGAGATTGCCGATATCCATTGATGATCTTCCTCGGGCCTGCTCGGGTCTAGAAGCGACGGCCGACCCGAACAGCCGCCGCCCCTAGCTGGTTCAGACTTCCACGATGTTGGTGTTGGGCTTGATGCTGTGCGTCGCCATCTGGGCGGTGTTCGCCTCGCCGCCGTTCTTGCTCTTCGACAGGGCAATGCCATAGAACAGGTCGGTCATGCCGACAGGCTGGGCTGCAGCGGTGATCGAGGTGGCCGTGCCGGCAGCGGTGGTGGCGATGGCCGAGCCGCCAGGCGTGGCCGAAACCTGAAACGTCTTGGCGGTCAGGCCGGTGGGCAGCACATAATAGACCGTGCCTGCGGTCAGGCCGGTGGGCAGCGTTCCGGAGCCGGGGGTGAAGACGACGGGTGAGCCGGCTTCAAGGCCATGGCCTCCGGGCCAGGTAATCACCGCCGGACTGGCAACGCTGATAGCCACCGGACCCTGCGTCAGGCAGCCAGCGCCCCATTCGATCTTGAACGCGTAATTGGCGCAGCTATCGACCGCTTCCTTGAGGCGCTTCTGACCGGGATCGTTCGGGATCGGCGAAAAGACGTTCTGCTGTTCAGCGCTGTTCTTGGTGCCGCCGATCGTCACCGTCCGGTCGGCATCGATGAAGTTCTGGGTGATCGCCTCGCTCGCATCGCCAAGCGCGCCGGCATTCGTCCAGCCTTTGATCTGCAGCCACTCGGTTTCCTGTGCGGCGAAATCGGTCAGATCAACGGTGAGGTCGGCGGGGAGCGCGACGCGCGTCCCGATGTAGATCTTCGACCCTCCTACAGACTGCAATACCATGTTCCGGCGCTCCCGTTGCCCATAGCCGGGCGGTTCCAAAGTGGTGGAACATTACAAGGAAGCTTGGCATGGCGCAACAATCATGCGCAGTTTGGGTTTATTTGTTCTCTATATGCCTGTGGCAGTTTCCGATTTGACCTTGAGGCATAGCTTCTCAAGCTTTTTCAGATACCCTCTGACCCCTTTGGTGATGACTGGATGCCTGTAGAAAATGCGAAGGTTTGAGGCGTCACCGTCTGGCCGCACTTTGAACGATATCCATGCCTCGTTGACGCTTCCGCCGAACATGGTTCCCGCGCTAAAATCGATATCGCTCCCGCCATCGCTGGGCAGAACGAGGACCGACCCGTAGCGGTCCATGGACCTGGCAATGCAGGAGGTCGCATTGGGCAAGGTCATGTCCAAGGCGATGAGCTGCCCGAAATCGCGGTGGGGATAATCAGGCCCCGCATGCGCAGGTATGGCGGCGAATCCGGCGAGGATGATGACGAAGCGCTTCATGGGGCGGAAGGTGGCATTGAAGCTGATCATTGACCAGCCTTCACATACTCGACCAGAACACCCGCACGACCGCAACCCGATAGGCGCCATCCACAAATGGCGGCAATAAACTCGCGTCCTGCGTCACGCGCAAATGAGACGGCCCATAGCTCATGCATGTGTCGGCCGTGAAATGCGCGGCGATCTGGCCCGCGATTTCCTTGAGCTGGACATGACTGATCCCGCGCGAAATCGGCCAATGAAGCGCCAGCATCAGCGTGCCAGTCCGCACATGCAGCGCTGGATCGATGCGGCCGCCGCGATCAGGGTCATTGACCACATCAGACAGCATGACATAGGGCTGCGGCCCGAACCCATCTTCTGCCGGCTTCACGATAGCGCCAGGCTCAAGAATTTGGATCCCCGGCTCGTTCAGGTTGAGGGCGATGGTCAGCGTGTCGACGCGCCCCTTGATCGCAAGCCAATCTGTTGTCTGGATCGTTGGCATCACTTGCCTCCCATCTTCTTGGCCTGCTCAGTGACGATCCTGGGCCACTGCGCCGCCGCGGCTTCGGCAAATCCATAGCCGGACTGGTTATAGGTCCGCCCGAGGCTATCGGCGCCGACGAAACCATAGTTCAATCGGCGCGCATATTTGGCCTGCCACCCAATATAGACTGTATCGCCTGGCTTGATATCCGCCACGCCAAGCGAGAAATTCTGTTGCGTCGCCAGCACATCTATGACGGTCGGAGGCTTGTTGTCGACCACAACGGAGCGCGCCAGATTGCCGGTTTTAACGGGCACACGGCCTCCATTCGGGATGGTGGTGGACGCGACCTTGGCCAGCTCCTGCACGCTGTTGCGCAGGAGGGCGGTCAGGCCAGCGGTTGAAACACCGGCCCATTTGGCAGGATCGACGCCCTCCCACCCAGCCATTTACTTGTCCTTGGTCGCCGCCTTGGTTGCGTTCTTGCCAGCATCGGTGTCATCGGATTCGGCCGCCCCTTTGCGATGATCCGCGCCGGCATCGAAGCCAATCATGGTCCGCAGGCCTTCGATCGTGGTGTCCATCGCCTCGGCCATCCTGCCGTGCATGATCGCATCGCGCAGTTGCTTACGCTTTTCCTCGCAGTTTTTGCACGCCATCGTCTTTCTCCTTGCTACAGCCCGAAGGCCCAATCAATCGCCATGTCGCCGCGGCAGCGGCAGTTCGCGTTGTTTCTGACGCCGCCCTGTGGATCGTGCGGGTAAAGCATGATCGATCCGTCAGGCATGTGGAAAGGCGCGTTCAGGCCCTCGACCGTCTTGCCATGCATCGCCAGATGCCAGTCGCGCGCGTGTCGAAAGCCGCCCTGATGAATCCATTCTTTGGTCACCGCGTCGTCGGGCAGGCCGGCCTTATCGAGCGCCTGTTTTGTCGCCTCCGCGCGCGCCGCTTCAACGCCTTGCGCCGTCTCGGTGCGGGCTATGTCCTCGGCGCGCCGGGCAAGCAGTCGGTCGCTATATTTGGCGACCATCTCGTCCACGCGATCGGCCGTAAGAGGGTTCGCCTTACCCTTTGCCACATCAGCGATCGCCTTCTTGATCGACCGATCGAACCGCCGATCGCGCAGGGTCATGCCGGTGCCCTCGATCCATTTGCCGTCAGCATCGAACCGGCCCAGCACCTTGACCATTTCGTCGGGATCGCCGGACAGCAGTCGCTGCTTCATGCTTTCGACATAGCCTACCTGCGGATCGGATAGGCCAACAATTCCGCCCTCTCTCCGCCCCGAAATCGGGTTCACGCGCCCGGCGATATCGACGGCGATCTGCTGCGGGCCATCGCCACGCTGGAAACCGTCACCGATGACTTTGCGCGCGGCGTCTATCTGCTCTTCGACATAGCCCGCGACACGCGCGGCGGCCTCGGTGCGGATTTTCGCCTCAGCTCGCGGATTGGTCATGTCGAAGCGGAAGATCAGATTGGTTGGCTCCGGGCCATCCAGCGAAAGGGCAGGCGGCGAGGGAGGAGGGGTGCGGCCCGGCCCCATTGCCTCAGGCTCAAGAACCGGGCCGCGGATCGACACGTCGCGGACCTCGCGGCGAAAATAGGCGACACGCTCTTTTGTCACTGCCGCGGACACAACTGCGCCGGCTTGCGCGAACCCGCTCTGCCGCTCCAGCGCATATTGGCTGAAAGCGCCCGCCTCGATGTTCAATGCATCGATCGCCGCATCGACATCACCGGCCCTGAGTGCGGCGACTAGCGCGGGGAAATCGATTCCTGAGCGCAGAAGCGCGATCGCAGCCAGAAACGCAGCTGCTAGGGTCGGCTCAAGCTGGTCGATCAGAGATGGGAGATCGTCGTCCACCGGCTTACCTACGCAACACCATCTGAACGGCAGCCACGGTCCCCACCGCCGGGATATTCTTCACCGACAAGACGGTCACCGCCTTGCCGTCGAGCTTGATTACATCGGCGGGGTCGTAGGGGCCGTCCCAAGGGGCGACCGTAGCAATCAGGTCTGTCGCGATGATCTGGCCGCCGTTCTCAACCGGGGCACCGACCATTTCCTTGCCGACGCCCCGCACAACACCATCGAGCCGCTTCGCGCGAGGGATCGATGGGTTCGGCGGCGACCAAGGATCAGGCTGCGCTGGGGATGCTAGATAGCGCACGATCTCAATGCAGCCCTGCCCAAGGCCACCTTCATCGGTTGGGGCGAGCAGTTCGCGGGTCATGTCCGCCATATCCTGATAGAACTCGCCCATCAGCTTCCCAGCGTCCACATGAACGCGCCCGTCTTGCTATTGTCGCAGATGAAGGCAGACAGCCACCCGTCAATCTGACTATCGATGAACGACGGGCCGCCGCCGATGGTCGCCTTGCCATCATCGAAGAACTCGCGCTCGATCACATCGACCTTCTGGCGCCTCACCCGCGCGCCAGGTGTGATGGATGGGCCGGCCAGGATGCCGGGGGTGGCTGCCTCAAGGTAGCCGGCCCGATAGGATGCATTGATCACGGCAGGCGGGATCGCATCAGAGGGCACTGGCTGGATGCAGTTGACCGTTGCCCCGGTACGCGGCCAGCCAAGGGGCTGCATCGCGCCATCGGTTCGATAGCCGGTCCAGAACGCTTCATATCCGTCGACATAGGCAGAGCCGCGGGCGCGCAAAACAGCGGGAGAGGATGCGCCGCTCGGCAGGCTCAAGCCCTGCTCTGCGAGCCATTCGGAGAATCCTTCATCGGTGCCATACGCTGCCATGGTTCAAGGCTCGATACAGGTGATATGGACTTTCGTCGCGCCAGGCTGGGCCGGCACCGACAGAACGGTGAGGCCGATCAGCGAGACGACGGAACGGTTGGTCCGGTTGACGAGGAAGGTGGCGCTTGTCGTGGTCGGTGTCCCGACGATCTGGACGTTGACCACATCGGTTACCCCCGAGGCGACCTCAGCGACCGCCACGCATACCGGCGCATTGTTGAACGCGATCGGGAACGTATAGGTCACCGTCCCATCGGCCGCGCTGGTCAGGATCGTGCGGCGGACCTTGGAGCAATGCGTGTGGTTGAAGGGCGCGAATTGCATCGTCCCTGCCGTCCCCGCTGTCCCGGCATCAGCGATGCAAGGTGGAACCGCGGTGGAGGCGCTGGGGATCGGCACGACTACGGCGCCAGAGGTCGGTGAGATGGCATTGACCGTTTTCACCGACGCATCAGCGCTTGCCTGAGCGGCCGCAGCCGCGCTCCGGGCCGTGGCGTCAACCGTCGAAGCGGGGGCCGTCACTACCTGAGCGCGCACCGGAGCGGCGATCAGGGCCAGACAAAGGAGCGCCGCGCGGATCACTGCGACACCACCACGAAGGTGGAGCTAACCGTTGCAGACGTGATGCTGATCTGGTCGGTCAGCACGATGCCTTGGAATGATCCGCAGTTGAACGATCCGCCCGCGGGGAGCGGAATGGCATTGGCGGCCGTCGCGCTGCCTGGCGCGCCGAGATAGATCAGCTCTGCGTTCGCGCTGTTGTTGTATATCGCGCAGCCCTTGCGGTTGGCGTTGGCCGCCAGCGCGCTCTGGAAGGTGTTGGCGACCGCGACGGTGCCGTTGGTGGTCGTGCTGGTCGTCCGCTGGGGCAGGCCGCCGGCAGTGCCGTCAGGGTTCAGGCTGAACACCCCCTGCGCATAGACGGTGTTGCCCGTGACCGACTGATAGGTCGGGGCGGTGACCTGCGCGGAAACGGGTGCCGACAAGAGCGCCAGGGCAAGCGCTGCGATATGGCCGAGGCGCGTCATGGTCAGCTACTCGGGCGCGCGCGACGGGCTGGCTTGTCATCGTCAGCCTCGCCGGCGACGAACTCAGCACCCTTCGGCGCCTTGCCGACGATCTCATAGCGGCCAGCCCAACCCGCCGGCGGTTCATTGTCGCCAAGGTCAATCTCATGACCGATCGGATATTCGCCGTTCGGGTTTTCTTCGCTCAGCGTGAGGCCGAAAATGCCCCCGGTCGTGATGCGGATCTTCATCGCGTCTTCTCCTTGACGAAAAAGGGCGGGCTTTTGACGGCCCGCCCCTTACTGGATCACATGGTCTGCCGCTTAGGTGCTGACCGAATAGCCGACGCCGCTGCGGTTATTGTAATCGGCCCGGATTTCGAGGCCGAGGGCGCCGCAGACATCGAACTGATAGTTGGCGCGCGGGCGGTCGCGGGGGATCGCCGTCGTGGCCACCGCCATGCCGATGAGCGGGCGGATATATTCGGCGCTCGGGACGAACCAGAAGAACTCGTTGCCCGAAAGCTCGTAGGACACCTCGATCGCGGCGATGCGGCGATTGGTCTTGAGGAAGTCCATGATGGTGCCGGCCTTGAAGCCCGCGCTGCCCGAATAGGTCTTGTCCCAGCCACGGGCGATTTCGGGCGAAATGAACAGCACCACGCCCTGCGTGATGTAGTTCGCATCCAGAACGGCACCGAACGGGCCAGTGAAGAACGCGTCGAGTGCGTCGGCGGTCGCGGTGCGGAGATCAATGTTGTTGCCGCTCGCGCCGATGTTGATCGACTTCGAGAGAGGATGATTGCGGATGCCATAGCCCTGGTATCCCTGGAACACGATCGAGGTGTCGCCGTTCAGCACATAGAGCGCCATGTCGCGGCGGATCTTCGCGGTGTGCGCTTCCTGGTCGTCGGCCAGCGCGTCGAAGTTCTCCGACTGCAGGCTGTTCCATTCGCGCCACTCGCGCCCGTAGGCGGTGTGGAACATCGGGACGACGGTGCCGCGATAGTCATAGACCACCTTGTCCATGGGAACCGGAACCTGGCCCGACATGCTGCGGACCACGCTGCCGGCGTCCGACGAAACGCGGTTCAGATGCACCAGCTTGCCGATGTTCACCGGCTTGGCCAGCGGCATCAGATAGCGCATCCATGCCTCGCCTTCGTCGGCGCGCATGACGCGGCGGGTGATGTTGTCCATGTCCAGCCAAGCATCGCGCGGGAGAACCGACGCGGCGTTGCCGATCATGGCATGACCTTCTTCGGTCTGGTGGAAGAACTCGCGGTCTGCCGAAACGTCGTCCCACCACACGCCGTGCTGGCGGGGGTTGTTGGCGATGAGCTGCTGATCGAAATAGCGCATTGGTGCGACCCCCTTAAGGAACGACGATGCCGGGCTGCGCCTTGCGCGCGCGGACCAACTGGTCAGCCCCGGAGGTGTTGTTGTAGGCCTCTTCCGCGATCATGATGACGCGCTGCCCGGTGGTCGCGACCACGAACTTGCCCGCCGCATTGGTGGTCAGGTTCGCGCCGCGCGCGACGTTGGTGGCGGTCGGGACACGCACGTTGAAGAACTGCTCGTCCAGAGGCTCCATGCCGATGATCCGATCATTGGCCAGCCAGGCGTCATCGACACCCTTCTGCGCCAGATAGTTGTCCTGGGCGATGTAGACCTTGGTGGCTGCGGCAGCGCCGGCCTGCGCGAAGTTCGCGCCGCTCTCGATCAGGGCAGTGCCGGGCAGGATGGAAGCGGCGCAAATGCGCTCCTGCACCTGCGGCTTGTTCTGATCGACCGGGCCGGCGAAGATCTTGTTATAGCGAGCCATGGCGCTTTACTCCCCCTTCGGCGCGGTGAAGCCGGGCTTGTCACCCTGCGGCTTGTAGGCGCCATTGATGCGGAAGGCGGTCTTGGGCGCGGCGGCATTGGCCAGCAGCGCGGTCAGGACCGGCGCGGGCGATGCCTTGGCCAGTTCCTCGGTCAGAAGGCCGGCTTCCACCGCCTGATTGACGAGGGCGGTATGCTCGCCTTCGGCCTTCGCCTTGTCGGCAGCATCGCGAGCGGCCTGCGCATCGGTGAACGGCTTGAGCGCGTTCGCCACGGCGGTTGCGATCGTGTCGGGGATGCCGGCGACGGTATCGGACAGCGTCTTCACCTCCCCCGACAGTGCATCAAACTGCGCCTTGTCCATCGATTCCTCGTCACTGTTGAGGGCGGTGCCCGTGGTAGCTTCGGGCGTCGGGTCGCCCTGCAACAGCTTGGTGATATAATTTTTGGCCTGTTCAAGCAAGCCTAGACGTTCTTTTCTTTCAACTTGGCGAAACATACTTTCAATCGCCCATCCCATGTCGCGATCGATATCATCAGCTATGGAGCAATTGATGACCTCGATTTCCTCGCCGGATGCGTTGACGAAGAGGCCGACGCCCTGTTCCGGGGTTGCGGCGCCCGGCTCATCCAGCAGGATCGCGTCCTGATCGAACAGCATCGTCTCAGCCTCGAATTTCGCGCCATCCTCGGCATTGGTCAGGGGCTTGAGCGTCGCAAGCAGGCCCGTGCTGGTGTGAATCGGTTGCTGCTTCTCGATCGCCTCCAACACAGCCTTGCCGCCGGGCGACTGGTTGGCCACCGTCACGTCGATCACCTTGTCGAGCCAGACGCGGCCACCCTCGCGCCGCACGTTCTCGTTGTGGGCGCCGATGTAGCCGCGCGCCAGACCTTCGGGCGACTTGGCCGAGACGAAGTTGTTGCCGATCTTGGGGTGGCCGAGCGGGGCAAGGGTGCCCTCCAACGTGTGGAAGCTGGCGGCGATGACCTCGGCAGGATATCGGATGCCATTCATCACCACATTGTCGGGCAGCGTGGCGCTGGGCACGATCACGACATCGCGGCCGTCACGCTTCTCGCGGCGGATTTTGCTGGCGTTGACCAGCGTGGAGACGTTGACGCGAACTTGGCGGCTCATTCCTGCACCTCATCGGGGATGGTTTGTGTCTGGCCGTCCTCGGCCTGCTGCTGGCGCTGAGCGGCCCGCTCGCGCTGCCATTCGGCAAAGCCCTCAACCTCATCGCCGGGCTGGTATCCGGCTTCCTCGCGGATCTCGTCCGCCAGGAACACAGGTTCATTGCCCTGCTGGCTGTTGATGTTCGCCATCTTCTCGGCGCGGGCCAGCTTGTCGTCGGGGGAGGATTCGAGAAGGCTGGTCCAGCCAATAGTCCAAGGCTTGCTATCGAGCGCGCCCCAGCGGACGAGACGGCCGATCAGGTCGTCCAGCAGGGGAATGACACGGTTGGCTCGCCGCGACATGTTGGTCTGCGCCCATTCATCCGCGTCCTCAGTGCTTGCGCGCTCGCCGGTCACGTTGCCGATCAGGATCTTGACCGGCATGGAAACCGATGCGGCGAAAGACTGGGCGGCAATCTCCCAGAACTCCTTTGGCTGCGGAAGGCTGATGGTCAGCGGCTTGGCGCTGAAAGAACCGAGCATCAGCGCCTTGTCGAACCCCGCCTGGAACTGGTCGACCTGATCGTTGAGCTTGTCGATCGCGTCTGCGTTCGAAGCAACACCGAGGCCGTTGCGCACATCCTCAGGGGAAACGCCGGTAGGGGCCTCGATGATTGGTGCGCCACGCGCAGACTTCCAGAAGCCTTCTGCGCCGGCTCCCTTGATCTTGGCCGCGTCCGAAACGTCGTTGAAGCCCGGCTCCAGCGCCGACCGGCAATTGATCGTGCCATCATCCGACCAGATCAGGATGCGATCGCGATGGATGCGGACTTGGCTCTTGCCAACCGCCTGCGTGTCCCCAACAGCCTGCTCGTCATATTGGAAATACAGCGGCTCGCCGTAGGTTTCGCTGGTCTGGTCCTGATCATATTCGAGCGGTGTAAGCTGCTCCTCCCATGCCGGGATAATGCCGGCCAAGCTCTCAATTCCGCGCGGCACACGATCGACCGGCTCGAACAACTGCTTGCCGTCGCGCAGGAGGATGATCGCGCCGGCATATGCCCCGACCATTGACCGACGATCCGCATCCATCAGGGACCGCCAGATTTTCCGCTTGGCGAAGTGCTTGGCGACCACCGCCTCGGCCGCGCTCTTGCCCGGCTTCTCACTCTCCCACAGCTCCGGCATCGTCTGCCAGGTCTTGGCAATCGTCTTGTCGACGGCAGCCGTGGCCAGCGAATAGCGGCAATATAGGTCGTAGAGTTGCTCGAAAGACAACTCCTCGGGCCAGCCATAATCCCGCGCAAAATGGTGCTTTGTGCTGGCGCCATAGAACCATGGAAAGGCACGCGCCAACCGATCGCGGGCAAACCCCGCTGCGTTCGCGATGATTGAAGATTTCCCTACCATGCAACATCATTACGATATTGCCAGTTCATGAGCAACAATCTTACCTAGTTAACACCCATCCCGTTTTCAGGCTCGCCTTGATCATCGGCGCCAAGGCATATCGTATCGCATCGATGTAGTGGTTGTGCTTATCCACTACGAGCGGCAGAACGTCCTGTGAGCGCGGGTCAACCTTGTAGCTGTAGAGACGATGCTCGCGCGCCGTCTCAGTGCATCGGCTATGAATGATCACCCGATCGAAGTTGCGGACGAAGGCGATCCCATCCTCCACGCTGCCGGGCCATTTCTCGACCGCCTCAGTCCGCGGCAGTCCATGGCGCTTGATGTGGCTGATCATGCCGGGCTGGGCGCTATCCCACCGGGCGACATATTTCGCGAAATCCGGGATGCGGTCACCGATGAAAGTGGCGTAATCGTCCAGCTCTAGCGCGATCTTGCCTGCCTCATATTCGATCCACAGGCAGTTGTCGCCATAGCCTTCCGGCCCCATACCATCGCGCGCATACGGATCATGGCCGATCCAGCACCGCACCGCCGCCGCCGGGTCTTGGCTGAACCCGAAGTCGCCGCCGTGATAGGGGCCATCCCATTCCTCATCCGGCTCGAAATCGTCCACCACGAACTTGCCGTTGAAGATCTGGGCGTCTGTCATGGTCAGGAAAGCGCCGTTCCAGACATGCTCATATGTCTCAGGCCGCTTGCGCTGGTCATCGCGCCGTTCCTTGTCCAGCACGCGGGGAAACCACGGATTATCCGACCAGTTGATGTTAGTGACGATGCAGTCTTCGGGCCGGTTCAGCACGAATCGCTTGTGCGTGGCGCTATCGGGGCTTTCCGGGTTGTAGCTGATCCAGTTCTCCACGTGCCAGCCCGGCCCTTCCTCGCGCAGGGTCGGGATCAGTTTCCGCCATGCGATCTCCGAAACGCTCTCGGCCTCATCGGTCCAGTTGCCGATGATCCGCGCCTTGGACTTGATGCTATCGAGGTTGTGGCGCAAGCCGGCAAAGGCGTAGCTGATGCGGCGGTTCCGGGTGCGGATATACTTTTCGCCGATATCGAAATAATCAGCCAGCCATGGCTCGCTACGGATCGACGCCTTGATCTCCTCCATGGAGCTTTCATCAAGGCTGTTGAGGTGTTCGCGCGATGCCAGGAAGACGCCTTCGACGCCCATTTCCGCGAGCTGATAGATGCGCAGGGCCGACCGCTTGGCGAGGCCTCGGGTCTTGCCAGAGCCGCGCCCGCCCTTGAACACACGGGTGCGGGCAGGGCGGGCGAAGTTCGCTGTTAGTTTTGGCAGTTCTTCAATCGTCGCTCGCATCGGCCACCTGGGGAGAGAGGAAAACGATCTCCGTGGGCTTCTGCGACAATGAGCCGTCAGGGCTGGTATGCTCGACCTTATCGCGAAGGTGCCCGTAGATCTTGGCTAGCCCCATTGTAGCACTGACGGCAGCGGCGGGCGTTTCGCACTGGCGGGCAAAATCCCGGTCCTCCTTCAGCATCCTGGCGATGTCATCGACGGTCATGTCATGCCGTTCGGCGTGATGAGCCTTCAATTCGGCCACCCTTACCGTAATCTTATCCTGGTCGAGCAGTTGCGATGCCTTCACGTTCACCGTGGCGGCCTTCATTCGCGCCGCGTCATACGCCTGCCGATACGCTTCCGACGCATTACCCAGCTCGACGTATAGCTGGCAGAATTTCTCCTGCTTCGGTGTCACAGCCCCGGCCCCTCCAAATCAGCCCAATGCGTAACGCCGGCCAGTTCATGACCAACAGCATCCCGCCATCCATCGCACCACGACGCGATCGCGGGGAAACCAGCCCAGACCAGCACATCGCGACCGTCCTTGCGATCCTCGGGCATGGTTGCGATCGCATTGCCGATCACCGCCTTGGAGAAGTCCCGCCGCTGATCCAGCATCGCGCGGACATCGCAGGCAGGCACAAACACGCGGCGTCCCCTCTTCACGCGCCCGATCTGCCCAGACGAGGACAGGTTATAGACCTCGTAATAGGACATGCCCAGCGCGCGAGCGGCTTCGTTCATCGAGCAGAGATCACCCTCAATCACAACAACAGCGTTCATCCCATCACCTCCCTCAAATCGACCCCACACCCGGTAAGCACGCGCTCCATGCGCTCGACGCGGTGCTGCGTTGGAGCGCGGGCATATCGGCTGCCGGGGGCTTCCCAGCGTTTCGTGGTCAGCACTGACACCCCCATGGCCCTTGCCCATTCGTTGCGGGTCATGCCGGATGCCTGGCGGGCGGCGCGGGGGTTCATGGGCGGTCCTCCCGGATTGCAGCCACGATCGTCCACACGCCGGCGAAGATCAGCGCATGGAGAGCATCGAATTCATCCATTTTCTGCCCTCGAATGCCCGTGAGGATCCCGATCACAAGTAGGCCAAGCAGGTCCACAGCCATAAATCGCATAACGTTCCGCCACCCCATCACTTCCTCCCCTCAACCTTGGCGATCTCATCCCGAACGAGGGAGCCGGCGTCCCAGGCCCCCGATCTTATCGCGCGCTGGTGGTAGCCCTGAGCATACCGGGCCGCGACGTTCTCGCGGGCTTGCTGGAGGGTGGTGGGGGTCATCGTCACAGCCACTTCGTCTTGTGAGGGAAGCCGTCGAACACAGGCAGTTTGCCGGCGGCGACATTCTTGCGGCACAGCTTGCAATCACCCTCCGTGCCCGGCGAGCCGCGAAAGATGCTGAACCGATCGCCGCCCGACCTATTCCAGCCGTAGCCGCACATCGGGGCGAGCGAGCCGTCGCTCATCTGCGCGTAGGTGTGGGTGAGGGCGTTCGGCTCATTCCGATCTTCGCCCGAACGGTAATAGTCGATCGTTACTTCGCTCATCGGTCAAACCTCCCCATGCCGTCCTTGTCCCCACATCCCCAGCAAGGCCGGGGGCGGTTCTGCCCGGTGTCGCGTTCGCGGGCGCCACAAAGGCAACCGATTTCTTTGATTCGGGGTGCGGTCATGCGGCGTCCCTCTTGAGGATGCGATCCACCAGCGAGCCGGTGTCAGCGCTGAGTTGCGATTGCGCGGTGCGGCGGGCGTCCGCAGCGTCCCGCACGGGCTTGTCGAAGAATGCGAGTGACCGGGGCGACGTGCGCAGATTGGCGCAGCGTTGGGTCACAGTCTGGCGGATCAGGTCGCGATCGGCACCGGCCCCAATCCAGCTTTCGATGGTCAGTCGGTTCTTGTCAGCAGCGCCATGATCGGGGAGTGGCACCCCGGCATCACGGCACAGGTCGGCGGTAAATTCGACCATGCTGAAATCGCCTTCGCGCGGAGAAGCGTTAGCTTCTTCTGGCCTCTGGCCTCTGGCTTCTGAGTTTAAGGGTTGGCTTAACCCACCCTTATCCGACGCCGATTTTCCCTTTTTATTTCCGAGGCTTGGGTTGCCTCCCTTTTTGCCGTTTTTACGGGCATTTTCGGCCTTTTTGTGATCACGGGTCATCCGCCGCGAGTAGATGGCGCCGCTGGCTGCGCGTGAGAAGACGCCCGCGTCGGAAAGCTCTGCCAGCATGGCAGTAACCTCGTCGGGGGACGCTCCTACTTGCACAGCGAGTTGCGCGTCTGTCGGGACGCGTCCGCTGATCAGGAGTTGGCCATAGCGCTCAGACCTGTGCATCAGGGCGAGCATTTCGATCCACAGGCCGCGCGCGGCGAGACTGCATAGGCGCAGCTTCTCATCCGCCCGCCAATCCTGCGGGTAGAACTTCATCCAGGGCGCGCTCTCGCTCACTGCTGGGCACCCCGCACAGCCTGATAGGCGCCGAAGAACCGGCCAGTGGCGGTGCCGCTTGGACCGTTGCGGCGCTTGGCGACGATGAAGTCGATGTTGCCCTCGCAGCGCTCCAGCGCGGCCGACCAGTCGATGAACTTGGGGTCCGTCTCGGGCGGCTTGCCCTGGCGCAGGTAATATTCGTCGCGATAGAGGAACACGACGGCATCGGCGTCCTGCTCGATCTGGCCGCTGTCTCGCAGGTCGGAGAGCATGGGGCGCTTATCGGGTCGGCTCTCGACGCTGCGATTGAGCTGGGCCAGCGCGAGAACGCCGACATCATACTGCTTGGCGATCGCCTTCAGCCCGCGCGATACCTCGGACACCGCTAGGTTCATGTTGTCGGTGCGGAAGTCGGGGCGGAGAAGCTGGAGATAGTCGACCATGACCAGTTCCAGCTTCTGCCCGGCGGCCTCCATGCGGCGCTTGTATCGGCGCACAAGCATGTTGAGGCGGCCGATCGTTAGCGACGAAGCATCGATCAGGTTCAGCGGCAGGTCGCGGAACACGCGCCCGGCCTCATAGACGCGGCGCTTGGCATTGTCGGAGGTGAAACGACCGTCGCGGATCGCCTCGTAGGGAATGCCGGTGCGACCATCAAAAATAACGTCACTGGTGGCGCGCTGCATCAGTTCGAGCCGATTCATTTCCAGGCTGACGAACAGGACGCCATGGCCGGCGGACGCGGCGCCCAGCGCATAGGATAGCGCCGCGCTGGTCTTGCCCATGCCGGGCCGACCGGCGAGAATATCGAGGTGGTGCGGCTTGATCGGGCCAAGCACCTCATCAAGGCAATCGATCTGGCCGCCGCTGGTGACGCCATAGGCCTGCTCGGCATAGGCCGCGAGCATTTCATCGAACGCCTTGGCCGCGCTGACCTGCACGACACCATCGCTATGGTCGGATATGCTGGACAGGGCGGCATCCGCGGCGCCGACCACTTCCTCGTTCGTGGCGTCCATATCGGCGGCGAGCATGGCAGCTTGTGTCAGGCCGTCGATCAGCTTGCGGCGCTTGGCCATGTCGATCACCTGCTGAACGCAGGTTTCGAGCATCAGGACGGCGCCGGTGCTGGCGGTCAGGTTGGCGAGATAGCCAATGCCGCCAAGCTCAACGAGGGCTGGATCGTCATGCAGATAGGGCTTGAGCGTCACCGGGTTCGCGGCGCGGCCCAGCGCGGCTTCCTTGACGATCGCGGAATAGATGCGGCCGAACAGGGTTTCGGAGAAGTCGTCGGCGCTCAGGCGGTCAGCGACACGATCGATCAGCTTGTTCTCGATCATCAGCGCGCCAACGATGGTGGCCTCGCTTTCAACGTTCTTGACCGCTTCTATTTTCTGGCTCTCGATCACGCAGCATTCTCCGAAGCGAGGAAAGCCTTCTGCCAACGAGCATGGGCGCGCGCGGCGGCCTGCATGTGGCGGACGTTGGACAGCAGCGATGCGTCTTCCTGGGTGGCGCGGATCAGGGCCACATATTCCTCCCACAGGTGGGCGACATCGATCTGGGTGTTGATGCGGACAACGTTGCTCACTCGAACACCTCGCGATCCCACCCGCCGCCAGCCTTCTTGGCCAGCGCGCGGACGGCGATGAAGCGGAACGGATACTGCTCGGCGGCGACTTTGATCTTCACGCGAGCGTCGTCCGTCCAGAAGCCCTTGACCTCATGCGCCTCGATCTGCCCGTCGCGGAGCATCACGGCATAGTCGGGCGTGTAGAAGGTGTTGTCCGCCAGGCGCAGTTTCAGCCCCTCGAAGCGATACCACGCGATGTCGCCGGCCAGCAGGGCAGGGCGCAAGACATTGGCCTCATAGGAGGCTTCCGTCTTGTTCTGCGCGCCCACCTTGAGGCGGCCGAGAGCCTGAACGCGGCGGATCATCAGAAGTCGAAGCTCGACTGCATGCCGAGCGCGGTCAGGTAGGTGTGAAGGGTCGCCTCCAGTTCCTGCCGATCGTGCGGCTGCATTTTGCGGATGCGGATGACTTGGCGGATGATCTTCGGGTCAAAGCCGGTCGCCTTGGCTTCCAGCATCACGTCCTTCTGATCGTCCGCAATGCCCTTTTTCTCTTCTTCGAGCCGTTCCCAGCGCTCAATGAGTAAGCGCAGCTGGTCGGCGGCGATATTGCCTTCGGACACGATTATTTTCCTTCCGGGTTGAGAATGGGCAGGGGCGGCAGGCAAAGCTGCTCGCGCATCAGGCGGGCACGGGCCTTGACGGCTTCGCGGTGCTGGTGGTGGCCGATCAGGGCCAACTCACGGGCGGGGTTCGGCGCAGCGCGGCGCGCGAAGATGCGGCGCCAGTTCATGCCGCCCTCCGATGCACACCGCGCAGCAGCAGCGCCTTGACCGACCAGCAGTGGCGGCAAAGGCCCGTCTTGGGCGCGCGACGACGGAGGGGGAATGGCTTGCCGCATTGCTCGCAGCAGGGCGCGGCTTCCTGGGGGCCGGTCATGCTGCGGCCTCCGTGAAGAAGTCGCCTTGGCGCTGGGCGTCCTCGATGCGGCGGCAGGCGATGTCGAAATACTTCGGGTCGCGCTCGATTCCGATGAACTGGCGGCCCATCTGGACGGCGGCTACGCCGGTCGTGCCCGAACCCATGAAGGGGTCACAGATGCTGGCGCCGGTCACATTGCCGATGATCTTGAGCATCACCTTGAGCGGTTTTACCGTGGGGTGGTCGATATCGCCGTCTTGGCCGTTGGGCGCGAGGATGAAGCGCTGCTTCTGCGGCAGTTCGCCAGCCGGGTGATAGCCAGGCTTCCAAGCGTGGACGTAGATCTCGGTGTCCGGTTGATAGTGCTTGTTCGCTACCGGCATCGGGTTCGTCTTGTGCCATTGGCAAATGGCGTATCGTGGGAACTCGGCGGCGAGGTGGGGCAGGAGACCGGCCCACTGGTCGTTATGCGCAAACACAATCGCGCAGCCGAATTGTTCGGCGGAAAGCAGAGAATAGTCGAAGCCCTTGTCCAGACCGGCGGCCGCGATCTGGTCCATATTCTCGCGGCCACGCCGGAAGATGCCGCCTCCGCTCGTTTCGAACTCATACGGCGGGTCAGTGACCACAGCATCGATTTTGCCCAAGGTCGGCAGGATATCCCGGCAATCACCCAGATACATCGTGGCGCGCCCGATGGTTTCGACCCGGCTCATGCCGCCACCGCCACAAGCCGAGCGGCCCGCTGATCAAGGTCACGATCTTCGCAATCGCTGATCTCGCGCCCATCGGGGCTATCAGGATGATGCGCTGCACCCTTGGCAGCGAGATAGTCGCGGGCAACGCGCTCCATCTCGTCGTGGTCGATTTCCTCGGGGGCGCGGACGATCTGGAACCCGGTGGGCAGCAGCATCGACAGAAGGTCAGCGGGCAGTGCGCCCGTCTCCAGCAGGCGGAACAGCGAGGCCACCGACATGGTGGCCGGGGTCTTGTCGCGGTCGGCCGGGAAATAGGACAGGACGGTAGAGGGGGAATCCCACTGGCCATCATACTGCACTTGTTTAATCGAAATCCGGCGATCATCCATCTGCCGGCGGATTGCCGCCTGCCGATCGCGCACGATCTTGTCGTAGTCAGCCATGATCTTGTTGCGCCTTTCCGTTAGCGGTTGCAGCATGATCGAGAGTGGAAACATTGGCGCCGAGAGCCGGAGAGGGGGAACGACCCTCGGCGCCGTCCTGCGGTTGCGACCCGACAGGATTGGAATTGGTGGCGATGGCAAAGAACTGCGCCCCAAAGCCGAAGCTATGGCCGCCGACACGAACCGCGCAGGGGGCTTGGATCGGCGTGGGGGACAGGTGATCGGTGAGGCTGCTCACGAAGTCCTCCGTGCTAGGGTCAGCGCGAAGGGAGATTCGGGATGGATTACGCCACCAACCTTGCGCTGCGAGCCATCGTTTCCGGCCTGCATCATGCGGGCACGATTGATCAGCGACACATCAGCAAAATCGTGGAGGCGCTTGTGGACGCCGACGAGACTGCGGGTCAGCACCATCGGAAATCGGACCGCTACCACCTGCGCAAGCTGTGCATGGATATCGCCCGTGATGGGCAGGTTGATTGCCCTATCCATGAGGCCGACCCTCCCGGTCTTTTCGGATGATCGCGCGATAGCGTTCTGCCTGCTCGCCAGTGAGGCCGGACAGGCGCACCTTATCCTCATCCATTTCCTCGCGGACGATCCGGCGGATGCGCTCATCAAGCGTCCTGTCTTCCGCCGCCTTGCGTTCCGTTTCCGGGGTGGCCGAGCCAGCGATCGCCATTACGCCGCCGCGCTCGCGGGCTTGGTGGGGCGGGGAGCTTCCTGCTGCACCAGCGCATCTTCAATTGCGGAAAGCGATTTCAGGCTCGCACCGACCGGCTTCGGGTTCCTTTCGGACCTCTTCCACCTGCTGAACGTCGTCGGGTGGACACCGGCGGCATCACACACCTGGCTCATTGGCAGGCCGAGCGCCCTTGCGCGCGCTTCGAAGCCAGCGATAATGGTTTGCTGATCCATAAATGCTAGATATTAGCATACATGCTATAAAGCAAGAGCATTCATGCTCAGTGCATGGATTTAGCACTCCTGCTAATTCAGCCCGCATGGATGGCCTTGCTGATGACACCAAATTGATCAACGACCTGTGCGACTGGGCCGGTGTTAAACCGTCTCGCATGGCGACGGATCTCGGCATGGCTGCCACCACGTTGACCCGTGCAGCGAATGGCAAGGCGACCACTCGTATCGGGCGACAGACGCTTGATGCGCTGAGGGCGGCATATCCCAATTTCCCAGGCTGGAACGATGATTCCAGCAAAGCGCCTGAGATCGGCTTGACGCTCCGATCTGAAGACGGCTCAGTTCCGCTTCGTCACCTCGACCTAGGCCTTGCTATGGGCGACGGGACCACCCTTGAGGATTATTACGAAGAAGGTGTCTTTGAGTTCGACGCCGCCTTGCTTCGGCGCATCAGCCGCGCGCCATCGCATCGGCTCATCGTAGGGCATGGCGTAGGCGATAGCATGATGCCGACGCTGTTGAACGAGGACATGGTGATCTTCGACACAACGCAGACGACACTGACCGCGATCGACAAGATTTGGGCAATCAGCCTCTACGGTGCTGGGGCCGTTAAGCGCTTGCGGCCTATCTCGCAACGCCGTGTTCTGGTGATGTCGGACAACGCCGCGATCTCCGACATGGAGGTTGATGTTGATGATCTCCGGATACTTGGGCGGGTGATCTGGTCGGCGCGGAGGCATTGATGCGCCGCGTCGTGGCTATCGTGCGGAAGATGTGAGGGGTGGATGAGCGATTTAGTGGGGGCGGCGCAGCTCGGCAATAGCATCGTCATTAGATACGACGGATTGGATGCCGACCGTCATGTCGTTGAGATTGGAGACCTGTCTGTTTCCCTTCGCGGGCTGGGGCGCATCATCACTGTGGCGGGCACATTTGCGGCGCAACAGCGGCTCATGGAGAGGTCGTCCGCGCGCCCAGTGCGTGTGCTGGTCGGTCCGCCTAGGGATGGCAGTTTAACCGTCGAGGCAGCCATGATGTGGCTGGATCAACATGCTTTCGCGGCAAGTACTGTTAGCGGCCTGACTGTTCTTCTGATAGGATACGTGTTCAAAAGCGCTGCTGGACAACGGGAAGAAATGAAGCATCTCCGGGCCTCACTAGAGACTGCAATTAAGGAGTTGGGGCACCGCGATCAGCCAGTGGTCGAGCGGCTGTTGGACACAATCGATCGAATGGCAGACATTTTGAAGCCTGCCGCGAGGCAGGCGGTTGCGCCGATCGGGCGCAGCGCCGGGACGTTGGAAATCGGCGAACAGGGCGCCCATGGCGGCGGCATTACATTGGGCAAAGTTGAGCGCGATGCCATAGATGCGTCTGAGCCGATCGAGATAGGGCTTGAGGTTTCTATAGGCGTCAGATTCAGTGAAATGAATTGGGATGCCCGCACTTGCAAGGTAGAGTTGGTTTCTGAGCCAGAGCTTCGATACCCAGCCGAAATAACTGATCCTGAAGTGCTGGTGCCCAACAATGCCTATGCAGATGCCTTTGCCGGCCAAACCGTCTTGGAGGTTCGCGCCAAGCCAACAATGCGGAATGGAGTGATTGAGCGCTGGTACATCAGCAATCATAGTTGAAGGTGCGCCACATCTCCCTCGCCGTCGTCGGCGCCGACCATCCCAACAAGTCCGGTCCGACGCGGCGCTTCGAGATAGCGATGTGCCAGCCAGGGGAAGCGATCGAGCTTCGGCCTGAACCCAAGAACCCCGCCGACCCGCAAGCAATTGCCGTCTATTCCGCGCGCGGCATCAAGATCGGCTATATTCGCGCCGAGCGTTGCCAGCTCATCCACACGGCCATGCGCCGGGCGGGCGTCTCCGCCATCTTCCAACATGCTGATCGATGGGGCTGCACTATCCGCGCCCACCTCGACGGAACCACGCCGGTGCTGCCGGACGTGGACGATTCGCGTGCCTCCGATTGGCCGCCGCCAGGCAGCGAGGATGCTGACTGGTGGCCGGATGAGGAATGGCCTGACGAATAAATGTGCATTGATGCTAATTTTGCCTCTTGCATGATCTAGCATAAATGCTAATACTCCATCTCATCAGCCCGGTCGCACCACCGCAGACCCGGCCCCAGCGGGAAACCGCGAGATGGAGGAAGATCCTCATGGCCCGCTCAGATTTTGCAACGAGCGCAGAATATCACGCCGACGCGGCGATCCGCGCTGGCGACCTGCTGAACAGCCAGATTGCGCGCATCGATGCAGCGCTGTCGTTCATGGCCCAGCGCAAGGCGGTCTATCTGCCGGCGACCTACAAGGCGCTGCGCGACAACCTGATCGGCGTCCGCAACAACGCGCTCTGGTATCTCGACCAGCCCAACAATGGCGGCGCTACGGCGATCGGCATGATGGGGCCGAACGGTCGCGGGCCGAAGATCGACGCGCTTATCGAGAGCGTGGACCGGATGGCGAACTGCGCGCGGTATGTGCCGCCGGTGATGCGGAGTGAGGCGGCATGATCGCCTCGACCCTGGCCACCGCAGCAGAAGACGCGCGCATTGCCGCCGAGATCGCTGCGACCGTCAACGCTGCCGGATTCGATCCGACGCTGGCCGATGACCTGACCTGCGCCGCTGTGGCGCGCCTCAACACCATGGTGCGCAACTATCACGCCGAGTGCGACCGCCTCGCGCTGGGATGGGAACGCCGCATCGCTGATCTGGGAGATATGATGTGAGGAACGCAACGCATACGCCGGGGCCGTGGGCTGTCTCCAAGCGCGCACGACGCAGGGTTACCGCCAATGGTGTGGTGATCTGCAACGCAGTTCTGCGCAATCGTGGCGGCCCGAAGCATAAGGCTGACATGAAGGATGAGCATGAGGCTGAGGCAAATGCTGATCTGATCGCCGCCGCGCCGGAACTGCTGGAGGCTCTGGAGGAACTGATCCCGGCGAACCTGTGCGCGACCAATCTCGCGCTGCCCGACGATACGGTTCTGCCGGTCGATATGACTCTGGGGGAAATCCGCCGCGCGTTGGCCGCCATCGCCAAGGCGAAAGGCGGTGCGCTGTGATCGCCTCTATCCACGCCGCCATCGCAGCCCTGACCAACCGCGACGCCCGCATCGGCCTCCACCCTCCCTATGCCGAGCTGATCGGGGCGGGGGCTGTGGTGTTCATGATGGGGTTGTTGGTGGGGAGCCACATATGAACGCCGTGACCAACATCATGGCCGGCGATGGCGACGACGCTTTCCGCGCATCCGTTGTCGGCGCTTCCGAAGTTGCTGCGCTGTTCGATTGTCACCCATGGCTGACGCATTTCGAGCTGTGGAACCGCAAAGCTGGAAAGCTGGCCACCCCGGAGTTCAACGCGATCGGCGCCAATGGCGTGCCGGAAAACGAGCGGGCTTATTGGGGTGTCGTCCTTGAGCCTGCCATCATCCAAGGAGCCAAGGAACGTTGGGGCTATACTGACCGCGAACAGGTCGGACACCTCGATAACGGTGCTGGGCTTGGCGGCCATCCTGATCGTCGTGTCATCTGTCCTGAGCGCGGCCCCGGTATTCTTGAAACCAAGATGGTGGATTGGCTCGAGGTGAAGAAGTGGGAAGGGGAGCCTCCGCTTAATTACCTGCTTCAGAACCAGACCTACGTCGGCCTTGATGGTGTGACGTGGGGCGATCTGATCGTTCTGGTCGGCGGCAACAAGCTCGAGCGCTTCCAGTTCGAATTTCGGCCGAAGCTGTACGCTGAGATCGAAAAGCGCGCTGCCGCCTTCTGGGCTTCGGTCAAGGCAGGCAAGTCGCCAAAGCCCGACTATAGCCGCGACCGGTCCGCGCTGGGCGAAATCTATCATACCGCTGATCAGACGACGATCGACCTTCGGCACGACAACCGGGCCACGCATCTGGCTTGCGAGTATCTAGAGGCGGTCGAACGCAAGAAGGCGGCTACGGCCCACGTCGATGCGCTGCAGGCTGAGCTTCTCGACAAGATCGGCGCCAGCACCTTCGCGATGGTCGAGGGATATTCGGTCAAGGTGCCCACGGTGGCCGGTCAGCCGGACAAGGAAATCACTCCCGCAATGGTCGGCCAGGTCATCAAGGGCCGAGCGCCGCACCGTCGATTTTACATCAAGGAAATGGCAGCATGAGCAAACAGGAAGTTATGGAGCGCAAGCGCACCGCCGCCGATATTCTGGGCGGCGCCGCTCAGGCTCGCGGGAACGGCAAATCACAGGCAACGACCGTAGAGCAGTCCCGCGCCATCGCGGAAGTGCAGGGCGCGCTTATCGTGGCCCAGAACCGTCCGCGCGATAAGGCTCATGCGCTGAACGAGGCTCTCGAGGCCTGTCGGACCCGTGAAGTCGCGGAGAACGCCTTCTTCAAATTCCCGCGCGGCGGCCAGTCGGTTTCCGGCGAGACGATCCACCTTGCTCGAGAGCTTGCCCGTTGCTGGGGCAATATCGACTATACCATTTCGGAATTGAACCGAGACGACGACGCAGGGCATTCGGAAATGCTCGCGCGCGCATGGGATCTGGAGACGAACGCCCGCGCCAGCCTGACCTTCATTGTCCCGCACCTGCGCGACAAGAAGGGCGGCCCCGAAAGGCTGACCGATGTCCGCGACATCTACGAGAATAACGCCAACATGGGCGCTCGTCGTTTGCGCGAATGCATCTTTGCCGTGCTGCCGAAATATCTGGTGCAGGCGGCATCGGACGAATGCCGCAACACGCTCGAGACGCGGAACGCTGAAACGCCGCTGCCCAAGCGCGTGGCTGATGCACTCGCCGCATTCGCAAAGATCGGCATCGACAAGACGCGCATCGAAGCCAAGCTGGGGCAGACCGCCAATTTCACGGCGGTCGATTTGGCAAACCTCCAGATCAGCTACAAGAGCATCGTCCGCAACGAGATCAGCGCGGATGACGAGTTCCCGCGGCTTGATGGCGCGCCCGCAACGAGCAAGCTGGATGCGCTGGAGCAGGCTGTCACTGGTGGTGAAGGCCCCGACCAGACCCAGCAGGGCGAGCAGCACAACGGATCGGCCTTCGACGCCGCCGTTGCGGAAATCGACCGCTGCCCGACCGCCGACGCGATCGACAGCGCGCTCGCCCGGCTGCGGCCGATGATGGAGACGAACGAGGACGCCGACGACCTGTTCAGCCACGCTGAGACGGTCAAGGCGCGGAAGTGGGGCAACAAGTAATGCCCTCCCGCTACGACCTCCCAACGCGCAAGGGCCGCTATTCCAAGACCTGGCATCGCCGCGCCAACCTTCTGCGGATGCTGCGGGAAGGTCGGGCGATCCACGGCGAAACCTTGCGCAAAGCGGTCATGCCCGACCGGAGCATGGCCAGCTTTTACCTGCTGATCCGCTGCATGAGGGCGGACGGATATCTGATCGAAGCGGTCGGGTCGGCCCACTGGTCGAAGGGCTACCGGCTGATTTCTGAACCGGCCCGCGCGGCCTAGAGGAGAACAAGCATGTTCGTTACGAAAAAGCGTTTCGACCAGATGATGAAGTCTGGTGATGACTTGCTGGCTCAGTGCGCGGCCCAAGCGCTGCGCGATAGTGAGACGATCGGCCGCCTCCAGCGGACCAGCGAAGACATGCTGGCGCGCAATCTGGAGTTGCAGGCGCGTGTGATCGCCAGCGACGCAAAGCTGGAAGCCGCAACCGCCTGTCTCGCCGAGATCGCAGCGCAGGAAACGCCGACTGCGAATGCCACCGTCAAGCGGATGGCTCGCATGGCCCGCGATGGCATCGGCGCCCGCAACGCGCGTGACCAGAAGGCCGCCGCCTAACCATTTCACCCAAGAGGACGCCGGGTCGAGCCTAACAAGCGCCGGCGGAGTTTTCGATGAGCGAGCAGAAGCATACGCCAGGGCCATGGGCTTGGTTTGGCAACGCCAACAGCAATAGCCTCTATCTGGCTACCACGCATAGCGGACGCCGCTATGTCATGGGCTTCAAACGGTGGGGCTTCTCAGGCGCGCAGCCCCAGTTTCAGCCGGCCGATCGAGGCATGGTTGATGCTAGCGAACTTCTGCAGTTCGAAGTCGGTGACCGTGATGTTGTTGGCGTCACTGCGGCGCGCAAGAACACTAGCGTATATCGCTTCGATGTGCGCGGCATTGACTGCGCAGACGCCCGATTGATTGCTGCTGCACCGGAGTTGCTGGAAGCCGCCATGGGGGCGCTTGGCTTTATCGAGAGCGGCAGGATTTACGATCAGCAGTGCTGTGGCGGCGGGTCGGAATGCGGTTGTCGCGGCTCGACTTACGCGGACGAGGCCACGCATTACCTTCGCGCCTCGATCGCCAAGGCAACCGGGAGGCCCGCATGACCCCGCACCCCCGCCACCCTCAACCCCGCCCGCGCCCAATCCAGCGCACCACGAAGAAGCCCGGCCATTGGGTTCAGACCCTCGACGGCTTTGTGAGGATCGAAGCATGACCCAAGAAAACACCGCGCTGCTGGAGGCGCATGCAAGCGCTTTGTCATTCGTCCAGATGGGCTTTGCAAAGCAAATTCTGCTCAATGTGCTGGGCGAAGATGTCGAAGATCGGATCAAACCCGACGCCATGCTGGTGGATGATCTGGGTGCGGACAGTCTCGACATGGTCGAGGTGCAGTGCATCCTCGATGATCACGGGTTGGATGCGCCCGACAGCGCCTTCACTCACCACATGAGGGTTCGCGATCTGGCAGCAATGATCACTCCGGGAGGCGTGTCATGACAGCCTGCTCACCTATAGACATGTTGCTGTGGTGCCCGAAGTGCAATGCGCAGCACATTGATGAGCCTAGCGAGGGCTGGGACAATCCTCCGCATCGTTCGCATTTGTGCCATGATTGCGGCTGCATTTGGCGGCCTGCTGATGTGCCAACCAATGGCGTGAAGGACATCAAGACTGCGGGCGATGCCGACACATGGGGATGGACCGGCGGCGACAGTTTACTGCCATCCTTGGGCAAAAGGCTTGCCGCTGCCCCCGCTACCACCCCGACCACGGATAGCTTGACGGCTGATGCGGCGCTGATCGACCAAGCCCGCGAGATTGCCGCCCGGTATTTCGAGAACGATCCGCTCGACAAGGCGCGTAAGGCGGTCGCGGCAGACATCCGTAAGGGCGGCAACATGGACTATCAGGACGCGACACAGATCGCGCTCTATGCCCTGTGCCATGCCATCCGCGCCCTCCCGCTGCCCGCGCAGACCGTTCCCGCCGATGTCGCGGCGCTGGTCGTGGCGGCTCGGGAAGCGTGCGCCTATGGCCTGTCCTCCGATGTCGATGAGAGCCGACTTGATGCGCTGAACAAAGCCCTTGAGCCCTTCGCCTCCCGCGTCTGCTGGGACGATGAGGGCGGTTCGCTGCCGGATGCTCATGCGGTCCCGTGCAGTTGTGGGAAAGGGGCAAAGTAACATGGCCAAGAAGCTAATCACCGTCCTCGTCACGCTTTCGGTCGATGACCATATCAGCGCCAAGGAAGCGATCCGTGAAATGCGCACCCGTGTCGATGAAGTCTGCGGCCATTATTGGGACGCATCCGAAAAGAAGGTGCGCGTTCAGAAAGCCGCCCTCGCGCAGCCCAAGGGAGGGGATAACTGATGGCACGGTGCCGGCATTGCAACGGGACCGGGGAAGCGCCCGAAACCATTAAGCTGGAGTGCATCGGTTGCCAGAAATCGGTGACTGTCACTTACAGCGACACAAAGGAATTGATCGATAAGTGCGAAGAAGTTTTTTGCGCTGATTGCAAGAAAGGGACGGTCCATGACCAGTAACCCCAACATCGGACAGGAGCAGGCGGACGCGCTGGCCAAGGCGCTTTGCCTGCTGGACACGTTCGCGGGCGAGGGCATCGGCCACACCTATGGCAACGGCACCACGATCGACGCGGACACCACCGTTATCGAGCTTTGCGCCGCATTCGGCATGGAGTTGGAAGCGGGATGGTGGCGCGCGCTTGCCGATCAATTGGCTTCCACCCCGACGCCCGCACAGGTCGAGCCGGTGGATAGGACAGAGCATGCTTTCCGGACTGGTTATGAAGCCGGCTTTGAAGATGCTGGCGGGAAGGGCGACTACTCCCCTGATACTGCATGGGAGGCATACCCATGAGCGCGAACCAGAAGCCGTATTGTTCGAACTGCCGATCATGGCGAGATGGCACCGGCGTTTGCGAAAAGAGAAGCGGATTGCGCAGCTTCGGGTCCGTAACGTGGCAGCAAGTGGTCACCACCGACGCGCACGATAGCTGCGAATTGCATCAGAAGGATATGCCACGATGAGTGTAGAAATTCCTGATGGATGCCCGTCCTGCGGCGCCCTCCCATGTGATTGGGTCGATAACCCATATGAAAAATCCATCGCCCACCCACCCGCCGCCGGGGACAGCGAGGCGGGGCGGCTGCGGGAGGCGATGGCCGGTGTCCGATCGTGGGCCGCATCGCTGACCGTCACCGACATGAATGAGATCGTCGCGGATGGCGGAATCACTGCTGGCATGGTGGTGGGGCAAGAAGCGATCGAGCAGGTTCGCCGTCTCGACGCCGCCCTCGCAGGATCGGAGGGCGGGCGATGAAACGCGCATATTTCACCACCTGCGCCGAGTGCGGCGGGCCTCATCCAAACGAGAAGGGCGTCTGCGCCAACTGCGAGGTCGAGCATGGCTATGCCAACAACAATCGGGCGCGGGTCGTCTTCTCTGATGATGTGGATCCGGCAAGTAGGGAGGAAAATCATGGGCGATAACACGACCGCCGAAGCTCTCCGTATCGCTGAGCGCCACCTGATCAAGCAGGGCTGGAAGTTCACGCCGAAGGATGTCGCCAATCTGGCGAATGAGATCCTGAAAACCCTCGACGCACGCAAGGACGCCGCCGATGACTGACATCACCCAGGAGTTGCGCGGGCTGATCGCGAAGGCGACGATTGGCAATTGGAAGGTTGTTCCAAACGCCGGGAAGCCCATCATTGCCATGCCCGGCGGCGGCAATCTGTTCCAAGGCTATATCGCGACTTGGCAAGAAGCTGACCTCATCGTCGCCGCCATCAACCACCTCCCGGCCCTGCTGGATCGGTTGGAGGCGGCTGAGGCGCGCTTTGTCGATCTGGAATACCGCAGTGCAGCGACAGAATCTCGCCTGAGAGAGTGGGACGCATGGTTCGATCGCGCCACGGCGGATGATGACTGCGAATATCTGAACGGTGCGGGATGGAGTGATGCCACCGCCATCCGGGAGGTGAAGCCGTGAGCGAGATGATCGAACGTGTTGCGCGGGCGATGCAGGCCGAAGAAGAACGCTGGCGCTGCATCACTGGCGGCACCGGCATGCAGGACGTTATCGTTCGCGATGGCGACGATGGCGAACCTGTTGAGGTTTCCCGGCATCCGCAGGGGGACGGCGATATGTGGTTCTGGGACACCCGCAACCGCGCTGTCGCCGCCGCAGCCATCATGGCTATGCGCTATAATGACGCCGACGAGGCAATCGCGATCAAATCCGGTCAGGCCATCGGCGTTGATGCCGTTCTCGCGATCGAGGCGCACGATGCTTGGATCGACGCCGCTCTTGTGGGGGAGGTGGGGTAGAATGGGGAGTCCGTTCGATCTCGACCGCCGGCTGTCTCGCAAGATCGAGACGGAAAAGGCTATCCAGCTGAGCGCCGCCGATCTGGCCCTAATGGTCGAGAGTGGCGCCATCGACACATACCGCGCCTATGTCGCGAAATATCAGAGGGAACAATGCCGGCTAAGAAACGCCCGAAACCGCTCTACCAGCGGGGCCGATACGCGCTCTACCCCCGAGAAGGGCGCAACCACGAAATCGTCTGGTATGACGACGAACGAAAGCGTGAGCGAAGTTCTAGCGCTGGCACGACAGACATCGGGAAGGCCAAGCTCGCACTAGACCGGCTCTACCTGGCGGACACGGGCCACCGGCTTTGCCCGACCTGCCATCGTCCATGGGATCACGAAGGCTCGCCTCTACTGCTGCGCGCGATCACCGATTACCTGATCGAATCCGAGAGCAAGGCCGGCCTACGCAGCGCGAAGAATCGCCTTGGCCATGTCATCGAGCATGCGGCGACGACGAACCCGGCGATCAAGGTCGCCGAAGTAGACCAGCGCTGGGTCGACGGCTTCCGCAAAGCGATGGCCGACAAGAAGAACCCCAATGGATCGAAGCGCTCGCTCTCACACATTGAGGGCTGCGTTCTGCAGCTGGCTGCCGTCATCAATGCCACGCCGGGCGAGAAGGCGTCATTCAAGGCCGAGCAGCAGAAGGCGGTGTCGAACACGCCGACCTATCGCGCTGACATCGCGACGATCGCCAAGATGTTCGACTTCTGCCTGCGCCCCACGGGCGGCCGATCCGACAAGGAACGGGCGATGATCGTGGCAACCCGGCAGAACCTGCTGCGATATCTACGCATGGCGGTTGCGACATGGGCGCGGCCAGACGCGATCTATGATGTGAAGCCGGATCAGTGGCACAGCTCTGCGCGCGTGCTGAGCCTGAACCCGAAGGGTCGCCGGCAGACGAAGAAATATCGGCCGACCATACCAGTGCCGCGCCAACTCGCGCCTTGGCTGGACGACATGGGCGACCAATGGTTGCCTGTCTCCACGATTCGTCATGGATGGGATTCGATGCGGAAGCACCTTGATCTGCCGGGCGGCGCGCAGGCGGGGGAGAAGCTGATCCGCCGGTCGATGGCGACGCTGGCCCGATCGCGGATCGGTGAGGCTAACTGGCGCCAGGGCGAAATGATGCTGGGCCACGTCAAGATGTCTATCAGCGATATCTACGCAGTGCCTGATCCGGCCAATCTCGGCCTCGCGCTCGCTGCCACCGAATCTATCATTGACGAAATCGAGAAGCTGGCACCGGGAGCATTTTACCGCACCGTTACCGCGTCTGGATTTGCGTTATCTGTTGTGGAAGGCGGCAAAAATGGCTAA